CGACGCTCTTCCGATCTCAAGTTGCGTGAACATGGGGCGGTCTTCATGAAGACAGAAGAATGTTTTGACCTTCCTGAACAGACCTTCATCAAACAGTTTGTTCCTGCATCCAAAGAATACTGGAAATTCATGAAAGACTGCATCATCATCATTGATGACAAGGAACTGGTTGGTGACACCACACTGACAAAAAGACTTTATGCAAGACAGTTGTGTGGTCAATACAGTGAATATAAATTGCAGGCATTCAGGGAACTGGTGGAAAGCACACAGGACAGATTGATTGTATTTTACAATTTCACTGCTGAATATCTTGCAATGGTTCAGATTGCAGAAGAACTTGGAAGACCACAGTCAATTGTGAATGGTCAACAGAAACAGCTTTTGAATTATGAACAATATGACAATTCAATCACCTTTATCCAGTATCAAGCAGGTGCAATGGGATTGAATCTTCAAAAAGCAAATAAAATCATATATTTCACACTGACTGACAAATCAGAACTATATGAACAGTCAAAGAAAAGGATTCACAGAATCGGTCAGGAACAGCCTTGTTTTTATTACATTTTAATGTGCAGGGGCAGTGTGGAAGAAGCAGTTTTGCAGACATTGGAAATGCGAAAAGACTTCACAGATGAATTATTCAATGAATATGAAAGGATGGAAAAATAAGATGGAAAACAACACAACACATGGAAGGAAGGTCATCAGGGGCAAGCAGCAGTCATATAAAATTGTGAAAAGAAGATTTATTCTGTTCACCCTGGCGGTTCTTCTGATGGGTGCAATCATTGGTTCAGTGATTGCAGGAATTACTGCAAAGAACAAGCAAACAACTTCTGAAAAGAATGAATATATCATGCAGCAGGTCAACCACTATGGTGCATATGATGGAAGGGTCTTCACCAGTGAAATTTCAATGGACTGGTCAGGTGATGAATATGATTTCATCCCATTGAATTGCAAACTGGATGAAGCAACACAGCAGTTCACCTTTTATCTTTGCAAAGGATATGACATTGACTGGACACTGGTCATGGCATTGATGCAGAAGGAATCATCTTTCAGGTCAGATGTTATCAGTGCAACTGATGATTATGGACTGATGCAGATTAACAAATGCAATCACAAATGGTTGACTGACACAATTGGTGTGACTGACTACTTGGACAAGGAACAGAACATCAGAGCAGGTGTATTTGTTTTAAGGAAATTGTTTGAAGAATACACAGACCCAAACCTGGTATTGATGGCATACAACATGGGTGCTGATGGTGCTGAAACCCTTTGGAATAAAGGGATATACACAACACCTTATGTTGATGACATTCTTACATATCAGGCAGAATTCAACAAACAGATTGAAGAAAGGAATGGTGACCAGTAATGAAAAAATGTAAACAGGCACTGAATGACAACACATGTGACAAGGACTGTTGCTGTTATTATTGTGAAGACTTTGAAACATGTGGACATGCTTGCAGCAACTTTGATGACAAGGAAGAACTTGAACAGCAGGGTTGTGAAGAACAGTTTGATGAAGAAACTGCATTGCAGGAATTCAACAAGGATTCAAATTCCCTTGCTATTATGCAGCAGATTTCAGCAATCAGCAAGCAGAAGAAGGAACTGGAAGACAAAGAAAAGGAAGTCAGGGCAGCACTTGAAGCTGCAATGGGTCAGTTTGGAATCAAGTCATTTGAAAATGACATTTTGAAAGTCACATATGTTGCACCAACTACCAAGACAACCATTGATTCCAAGGCATTGAAGAAGGACAAGCCTGATGTTTATGAAAAATATGCAAAGACATCAAATGTCAAAGCATCTGTCAGAATCACAGTCAAGGACTGATGAACTGACCTGCAAGGATTGTGAAAAATGGAAATGGTGCATTGAAAGTTCCAGGGAATATCCTTGCATCAGTTTCAGAAGAAAGGCGGTGAAAGAGTGGCAGCAGAAAAGAACTTTGAAAACAAAATCAAAGGATTCCTGAAAGACCATGGATGTTGGTTCTTGAAATATTGGGGCGGTGCAGCATACACCAAATCAGGCATTCCTGACATCCTGGCATGTTGCAATGGAAAGTTCCTTGGAATTGAAGTCAAGGCAAAGAATGGAAAACCAAGTGAATTGCAGCTTTACAATCTGAAAAAGATTGATGAAGCAGGCGGTTTTGCAATCCTTCTTTATCCTGATGATTTTGAAACCTTCAAGACCATGATTGAACTGATTCAGAGTGGATGCACATGTGGTCAGTATTATAAAAAATTGAAAGGAAGGTGGTCAAATTGATTGTTTCACACAGCAAGGTGGAAACATTTGAATCCTGTCCATATCGTTATGATTTGAGATATAACCAGGGAATCAAAACAATTCCACCTGATAATGCAGACAATGCATTATTTCTTGGAACAGCACTTCACACTGGACTGGAAAAAGATGTTCAGACAGCAATTCATGAATATTTCATGTCATATCCAGTCATCAGTGATGCACAGGTCAATGAAGCAATGAAACTTGAAGTGATGATTCCAAAGGCAGCAGCAATGATTCCACCAGGTGAACATGAAGTGAAGATTGAAGATGATGATTTCATTGGATTCATTGACCTTCTTGCACCTGCAAAAACAGAACAGAAACTTGGTGGTGAACATCAGGTCATCCCAAATGTATATGATTTGTATGATTTCAAGTATTCAAACAATGTCAGCAAATACAAAGATTCACCACAGCTTCATCTGTATAAATATTTTTTTGAAAAGAACAATCCAGGAAAAATCATCAGGAATCTGTATTTCCTGTTTGTTCCAAAGGTCAATATCAAACAGTCAAAGAAAGAAGACCTGTTCCAGTTCAGACAAAGATTGCAGGAAGAATTGGACAGGAAAGAACCACAACTGGTTCAAATAGAATATGACCCTGAAAAGGTCATCAGCTTCCTTCTTTCAACAAAGAACATGTTGGAAGCACAGGAATTCCCACAGAACACAAGTTGGTTATGCAACTTTTGTGAATACAAGGACTATTGTCAGAAAGGAATTGATTATATGAATTTACCAAGTAGTGAAAGAAGAAACATTTCAGAAATCAAGAAAAGAAAGATTTGGATTTATGGTGCTGCATTCAGTGGCAAGACAACCATGCTTGATGATGCACCAAATCCGCTGAACCTGAACACAGATGGAAACATCCAGTTTGTCACAATGCCTTATGTCAGCATAAAGGATGAAGTCACTGTCAATGGCAGAATGACCAACAGAAAGTTTGCATGGGAAGTATTCAAGGACACCCTTGCAGAACTTGAAAAGAAGCAGAATGACTTCAAGACCATCATCATTGACCTTCTTGAAGACACCAGGGAAATGTGCAGGGTTTACATGTATGACAATCTTGGAATTCAGCATGAATCTGATTCAGGCTTTGGAAAGGGTTGGGATATTATCAAGACAGAATATCTTTCCACAATGAGAAGATTTTTCAATCTTGATTATGAAAATCTTGTGGTTGTATCTCATGAAGATATTTCCAAGGACATCACCAAGAAGAATGGTCAGAACATCACAAGAATTGCACCGAACATCCAGGATGCTATTGCAAACAAGATTGCAGGCATGGTTGATATTGTTGCAAGGGTTGTGGTTGAAGATGATGACAGCAGAACACTGAACTTCAAGCAGAATGAAGTTATCTTTGGCGGTGGCAGATTAAAGGGAATCAGTCAGACAACCATTCCCCTTTCATGGGATGTACTGATGGATGTTTATGACCAGGCAAATCAGGCAGCAGGAACACCTTCACAGAAGTCCACAGAAGCCACACAGAAGCCTGGAAGAAGAAAGGTGAACAATTCCACACCTGATGCAGAAAATGCCCAGGACAAGGCACAGAGTGAACCACAGCAGGCATCTGAACCAGTGGAAGAACAGCAGGAAGCACCTGCAATGAATCCACCTGAAACAGAAGAAAATCAGGAACAGCAGGCAGAGCCTGAAAAACCAAAAACAAGAGTTAGAAAAAGAAGGGGTGAAAACTAATGGATGAATTATTGAAGATGCTGATTGAAGCAGCAGAGAAAGAAGGAAAGGTGCATATTATCAAGAAGACTGTCAACAAGGATAACAGCATTGAAAAGGAAGCACAGGAACTGGCACATGCAAACAAGATTCTGTATGATGCCCACATCAAGGAAGGGTTCACAAGTGAAGAAGCACTTGCCCTGGTAGTAGCAACATTAAATTAAGAAAGGTTAAAAAGGTGAAAAATTATGGCACAGGACATGTTCAGCAGATGGGATAAGGAAATTGACACAGAAGGATTGCAGAAGGATGTTGCAGAAGCTGCTGCAAATGGTGGCGGTGGAAATTACAAGGAAGTTCCACATGGTAACTATGAAGTTGCAGTTCAGCAGATGGAACTGAAAGCATCCAAGAAGGGTGACCCTATGGTCAGCATTTGGTTCAAGATTGTTTCTGATGGTGAGTACAAGGGCAGCATGATTTTCTATAATCAGGTTATCACCCAGGGATTTCAGATTCACAACTGCAATGAAATGCTTCGCAAGATGGTTGAAGAAATGGGTGCAGACATGCCTGTTGTGGAATTCAAGACATACAAGCAGTATTCTGAATTACTTATGGACATCTATGAAGCAGTTGCAGACAACTTTGAATATGCTTTGAAGTACACTGCAAACAAGAAGAACAAGGATTTCAGTGACTTTGAAATCACAGAAGTATTTGTTCTTGAGTAATTGAAACAGGTTCTTCCCAAGGTACAAATTTTTTTTGGAAATCTTGTATCTTGGGAAGATACCAAATTGAAAGGAAGGTGAAGAAAATGCTGTTTTATGACTTTGAAGTCTTCAAATATGACTGGTTGGTTGTAGTGATTGATATGACAGAGAAAAAGCAGCATGTCATCATCAACAACAAGGAAGAACTTGATGAATTGTATCAGGCAAAGAAAAATGACATTTGGGTTGGTTTCAATTCAAATCATTATGACCAGTACATATTGAAAGGGATTCTTTGTGGATTTGACCCAAAAAGAATAAATGACTTCATCATTGTCAAAGGCAATCCTGGATGGAAGTTTTCTTCACTGCTTCGCAACATTCCATTGAACAATTATGATGTGATGTTGAACCTGGACAAAGGATTGAAGTGGTTTGAAGGAAGCATGGGAAACAACATCAAAGAAACTGGTGTTCCATTTGACATTGACAGGAAACTGACAGAAGCAGAAATTGCTGAAACAGTGAAATATTGTGTGCATGATGTGGAACAGACCATTGAAGTATTCTTGCAGAGAAAAGAAGAATTCAATGGAAGGTTGGAACTGGTGAAACTTGCCTGCAAGGGCAAACCACTTGACCTGTCCTTGATTTCAAAGACCAAACCACAGTTGACAGCAATTGTCCTGGATGCACACCGACAGGGTGACAGGGGTGATGAATTTGACATTGACTTCCCTGACACAAACCAGGTGAAAAAATACAAGGATGTTTTGGACTGGTATTCAAACCCTGATAATAGATGTTATTACAGACACATTCCAGGCAAGAAGCAGCCTGAAAAAAACCAGTATTCAGTGATGGTTGCAGGATGTCCACACACATTTGCATGGGGCGGTGTTCATGGGGCATTGGAACAATATAGTGGTGAAGGATATTATCTGATGATGGATGTTGCTTCCCTTTATCCTTCTTTGATGATTAGATACAAGCTGCATTCAAGAAACATTGCAGACCCACAGAAATTTGTGGACATCTATCATGAAAGACTGGAACTGAAAAAGAAAAAAGACCCATTGCAGGCGGTTCTGAAAATCGTGTTGAATTCAACCTATGGTGTATTAAAGGACAAGAACAATGACTTGTATGACCCTTTGATGTCCAACAAGGTTTGTGTATATGGTCAGATTCTTCTGCTTGACTTGATTGAACACATTGAACCTTATGCACAACTGATTCAGTCCAACACAGATGGTATTTTGATAAAAATGCCTGATGGACAGGATGAAGAAGAATGGTTCAACCTGATTGATGATATTGCTTGGGAATGGGAACAAAGAACAGGTTTGACACTGGAATTTGATGAATACAGAAAAGTATTTCAGAAGGATGTGAACAATTACATCATTGTTGCACCTGATGGACATATCAAGTCAAAAGGTGCTTATGTGAAGAAGCTGTCAAATCTTGATTATGGTGATTTTCCTATTGTGAATCATGCATTGGTTGAATACATGGTCAAGAATGTTCCAGTGGAAAGATTTATTCATAATTGTGATGAACTGAAAGAATTTCAGATGGTCACAAAGATAACAAGTAAATATTCCACCATCTTGCATGGTGATGAACCGATAAAAGAAAAATGCATCAGGGTGTTTGCTTCCACCAGGGAAACAGATGCAGGTGTGAAGAAGGTGTCAATCAGAACAGGGAAGCCTGAAAAGATTGCATCCAGTCCTGAACACTGCTTCATGTTCAATGAAAACATGACTGATGTCAGATGTCCTGCATACCTGGACAAAGACTGGTATGTGGAACTTGCAAAGAAAAGACTGAAAGATTTTGGGGTGATGTGATGGATATACAAATCAAATATGACAATGGACAAATGAATATTCATATGGATGCATTCTTTCCAACATCCCAGGCACGATTGAAGAAGCTGTTGAAGATTGTTGACTTGGATTTTGAACATAGAAATGACATTGTTCAGACCATGCAGCAGTTCTTCCAGGATAAAGTGAAAGAACTGGAAGAAAGAAGAATCAGTTCAGGAAAGAAAGCAGTTGAATATAAACAGAAGGTTGCAGACATGGCTGCAATCATTGAATCCAGGAAACATCCAAATAGTGTTCCATTAACAAAGGATGAACTGGCAGACATGAAAGAACAGAACAAACACTTCAAAGCAGTATATGCAGGATGCATTTCTGATTTCAACAGATGCATCAGACAGAAGAATTTGTTCTTGAAACACTTGGAAATTTTAGAGCAAAGGAAGTGATGAAGGATGTTTTTCAAAGGTTATGTTGAAACCAAGGACAAAAAGTGCATTGAAAAATTCAAAAACAGAACAGACTTCAAGACTTATGAGCAAGTCAAGTCACTTCCTGAATTTGCAGGAATTTTAGATGAAGAAACAATCCTGGTTGACATTGATGATTTTGAACAGTCAGAAGTGTTAATGAATATTGTGGAAGACCTTCAATTGAATTGCAGGGTTTACGCAACAACCAGGGGAAAGCACTTTTTGTTCAAGAATGCAGGTGTGGACAAATGTTTCACACATTGCAAACTGGCAATTGGTTTGACAGCAGACATCAAGGTTGGTGTGAAAAACAGCTATGAAATATTGAAATATGATGGAAAAGAAAGACAAATCATATATGACATATACCTGGAAGATGGTGAAGAATATCAGGAAATTCCAAAATGGATGAAACCAGTCAGGGGAAAGGCTGAATTCCTGGACATGGATGCAGGTGATGGAAGAAATCAGGCACTGTTCAATTATATCCTGACATTGCAGTCAGCAGACTTTGAAAAGGAAGAAGCAAGGGATTGTTTGCGAATGATAAACAAATATGTCCTGAAAGAACCACTTGCAGAAGATGAACTGGATGTCATTATGCGTGATGAAGCATTCAGCAAGCCTATTTTCTACAAGGGAACAACCTTCCTGTTTGATAAGTTTGCAGTGTTTCTGAAAAATAATCATCACATTATCAGGGTGAACAGTCAGCTTCACATGTATAAAGATGGAATCTATGTTTCAGGTCAGGAAGAAATTGAAGCGGTAATGATTCAGCACATTCCACAGTTGAACAGAGCCAAAAGACAGGAAGTCATGTCATACCTGAATATTTTAATCAGGGATAACACAAAGACTGCACCTGCATGTGTGATTGCATTCAGAAATGGTCTTTATAATGTTTTGACTGACAGTTTTTCAGAATTCACACCTGATGTGGTCATTACAAATAAAATTCCATGGGATTTCAACAGACAGGCATCCAGTGAAGTGATTGACAACATGCTTGACAATGTATCTTGTGGTGACCATGAAATCAGGTCACTGCTTGAAGAAATAGTTGGTGCTTGCATGTATAGGTCAAACACCCTTGCAGGCGGTAAAGCATTCATTCTGACAGGAACAGGAAGCAATGGAAAAAGTACATACTTGAAAACACTGTCAAACCTTATGTCAGAAAAGAATATATCAGCACTTGACCTGAAAAAGTTGGGTGACAGATTCAGTACAGTCATGATGTTTGGAAAACTTGCAAACATTGGTGATGACATTTCAAATGAATTTGTGACTGACACATCACTGTTCAAGAAGGTTGTCACTGGTGAAACCATAGATGCAGAACAGAAGGGTCAACCAAAGTTTGATTTCAAACCATTCTGCAAGCTGCTGTTTTCAGCAAATAATATTCCAAGAATGGGAAAAGGTTCTGATTCACAGGCAATCATGAGAAGACTTGTCATTGTTCCATTCAATGCAAAGTTCAAATCTGATGACCCAAATTTCAGACCAGGAATTGAAGAAGACCTGAAAGGTCAGGAATCAATGGAATATCTGATTCAGCTTGGAATCCAGGGATTGAAAAGAGTTCTTGCAACAAAGAACTTCACAACATCAAACAAGATTAAGCAGGAACTGGAAGAATATGAAGAAAGAAACAATCCACTTCTGATGTTCGTGAAAGATTGTGAAGATGAAGAATATGACATTGAAAGTGAACCAACATCAGCAGTTTATGACAGATACAAGGAATTTTGTCTTGCTGAATCATTGCAGGCACTTTCAAAGATTGAGTTTTCAAGGCAGGTTGTAAAAACCTTTGGTTATAAAGTCATTGATAAAAAAATCAATGGTAAAAAATACAGATTATTTCAGAAGGTGGTGAACTAATACATGGAAGAACAAAAATTGCAGATTCTTGAACTGTTCGGTGGAATTGGTTCACCAAGGGTTGCTTTGAAGAATCTTGGTGTTCCAGTGAAATCAATTGATTATGTGGAAATTGATGAAAAGGCGGTCAGGTCATACAATGCAATGTTTGCTGATGAACTGGAATATAAAACACAGTCAGTGGTTGGATGGAATCTGAAACCTGACATCCTGATTCATGGAAGTCCTTGTCAGGATTTCAGCATTGCAGGACATCAAAAGGGTGCAGATGAAGGTTCAGAAACAAGGTCATCCCTTATGTGGGAAACAGTTCACATCATTGAACAGATGGGTGAATGGAAACCAAAGGTTGTGATTTGGGAAAATGTGAAGAATGTTCTTTCAAAGCATATGAAACATAATTTTGACAGGTATCTGTCATATATGCAGATGCTTGGATATACAAACAATTATGAAATCTTGAATGCAATGGATTTTGGATTGCCACAGGCAAGACAAAGGGTCTTTACAGTTTCAATTCTTGATGGTGAAGCATTTAACTTTGACCTGATGAAAAGAAAACCTATGGAAAACATTGACAATTATCTTGAAGATGAAGTTCCTGAATATTATGTTGTAACACAACCATCAATGTTGAACAGGATTGCAGAAGGTGATTCAGTATTCAATGGAAGGGTTGAAGTTATCAAAGACCATGCAATGACAATCACATGCAAACAAATGAGGTGTCCAAACAGCGGTGTTGTGGAACTGGAAGATGGTGATTTCAGATATTTGACAGAAAGGGAATGCTGGCGGTTGCAAGGATATTCTGATGAAGATTTTGAAGCTGCACTTTCTGTTCATCCAGGAAGACCAAATTGTCTAAATGGTGCTTTATATAAACAGGCAGGGAATTCAATTCCAGTCAACATATTTGAAGCAATGTTTGAAGTCATGCTTCCAAAATTTTTTGGCATAAATGTATCTTAAAAATAGACAGGAAGGAAGTGATGTATCTTGAAATGCTTGTTTTGTGGTGCAGAAGTTGAAATTGGCAAGCGGTGTGAATACTGCGGTTCAATGGCAGAATCTTCATATTATCCAAAAGAAAAGCCAAAGAAGAAATTCTGCATCATGTTGAACTGTTCTGATTTTGATGAAT